AATTATAAGTCTTGTATCAGGTTGACCGATTAACTTAGTATGTGCCCAAAATTCATTTGTCGGGTTGTAGTCAATAAATATCTGATTCTTTGTCCTGATGGATAACTGCCAATAGATTTGGTAGGTAATACCATTCGCCTCATTAACAAATAAATAATTCCGTTTTCCGTTCTTTGCTGATTGCTCATTCTCAAAGGATACAAACTCAATTAAAGATCCGTTCTTAAAGTAAATGATCCGTTCTGTCTTATTCCAAAATTTAAGTTGTGATTGTAAGTACTTATTATCTGCAAAGATTGTTTCTGCATCCCGATAAGCACCCTTTCTAAGGTTTGGTAATGACTCTCCTGCTACTGTTATTACTGACCTATTTTCATTTACTGCCTTGTAAAATAGCAGTTGCATAATTGAGTATGTTTTTGATGAGGCAGTTCCACCCTGTAAAATGCAAACCTTTTCTTTGCAGTTATAAGCCTCATAAAAAACAACGCTACAATCAAACATCTATCTCGTTTTCAGAATGTGATAAAGGCGGTGCAGTATTATAAACATTCGGTGCAGGTACTCTGAAATTTACATCTGCATCCAAAACCATGCTTTGCGTAGCCTTGCCGTATGCCCTATCTAATAAGACCTCTGCTGCTCTTACATCACCTTTGACTGCCTTTGACCTAAGAGCCATTAATATAGCTTTAGCTGCCTCAATTCCATCCTTTTCCTCACCTAATACATCAGCCAATAAAACATCTAACTGCGGAATTTTCTTTGGTTGCCCTTTTGGGTTACCTGATACACCCTTTTTAAACTGAGTATTTCCACCCCTCCTGATTGATTCCTCTGTACTCTTTATCATAACTTTGAATTATGTATCTTCTGTAAAAACTCTTTAAAATCCTTTTTATCACCATATTTTACATGGCACTCCCTGCATAAAGCTTGTAAGTTCTCAATCTTATCAGCCTCTTTACTGCCTCCCATACCTCTGCATTCTATATGATGAATATCAACCGCCTTATCTCCGCAAACTTCGCATGCTATAAAATCTGATTGATCATAACCAAAATAACTAAAATAAATTTTAACGTGTTTTTTCACTTAAATGACATGCTTACATTATACTCATCACAAATATTCTGCAATTTTTCCTGCATCTCGATAAACGTATCATTTTTAGCTTTTATTGATATTTTAATAAAATCATTTTTTATAGCTTGATCCTCTTCATTATCTGATAAATGATTTATACCCCATTCATTTTGATTAGGTACATCCCAATCTTGATTTATATTATCATAATCCCATTCAATATTGGCTTTTGCCGATGCATTATCAGCCAATGCCATTTCTCTACCTATTTTGGAATCTAAATCAATATCAATACGTTTAACAGCAATAATTTGATTGCCTGTTGTTTCAACAATAATTACATCATCTAAACCAATTGATGAGGCGTTTTCAACCGTTTTATTGCCTGCAATGATGCGATTATTTTTATCTAATAATATTGATCTACCTGCACCAAACTTTCTTAATGATTTCTCAATTAAGGAATTTCCAAATTCAGTTCCTTTGTTATAATTTTTATCATCTGGAGTCAAATCTGATAATTTAATTTTGCTCATATTTTATGCCTCCTATGGTTATTTTGTTGCCTGCTCCTTGCCTGTAATTTAATCAAAGGTATTAAATTTCAACAATATCAAATTTATGTGTCTTTTTTATTCCTCCTTTTAAATATGTTGGAGTTTGTTTATGACAAGGGACGCATAAAGACCTACCATTATTTATATCAAATCTTAATTCTGGGTAATAAGCAAATTGTTTAATATGGTCAGCCTGTAATTTACCTCCAACTATACCACATAGTTGACATGTATAATCATCTCTTATAAAAACAGATTTTCTCCATTCTTTATATTCAAAAGAAGTCCTTATTGCTGAATTTACGTTACAAATACCACCTTTCCAAAGATGTGTTTTATCACCTTTTTTAGATTCACTCATTTTTTTTCTTGTTTCTAAAGAATGTTTCCATCCGCCTCTATTATGACCTAATTGAGCTAAAGACTTTTTTATTTTAACTTCTTCTGAATCCTTCCTACCAATTCTGGTTTTACACCCATTTGCATAAACAGCTTTCATTATCATACTATGATTTTTTCTATATTCGTCTGTCTTACAATGATTGTTTTTCCTTCCTTTATTAGCTAAACCTATTTTATCCGCCCATGTTATTAAACGACCTTTACTATTATTTGATCTATATTTTAATGAACAATTTTTTGAACAATTTACTATTAAACCATTTTCACATGGTCTAATTTCAAAATCATTACCGCATGTTTTACATGGAATTATAATTCTTCTTTTATTTCTACTCATACTTCTTTGATGGTTATACCATAACAGGCAAATATTAATTTTTTCTTTAATCGATATACCGGAAGTTTCTTAGTCATCTCGGACTTTACATCAATCACCTCTAAAGCCTTTCCATTTTTATAGGTCACAAAATCAGCCTTATAAAACCCTATCTTTTGACTATTTACGACTATATCATACCGGACTTGCATTTCAAACCTATCTATTAATTTAGCCTTTTCTTTAAGCCTAAGTATACCATAATAACCTGCCTCCTTTTTACTATCAAAGGTTATTCCGTTAATTACTGTTTTGATATTTTTGTATTTATTCATTTTATGTTTATGTTTTTTTGCTCTTTTAGCTTTTGGTTAATGATTTTTAAAATGTCATTAATTAAATCTTTAGCAAATTGCTCATCTTCATACATAACCCATCCATAATTCTTTTTTAATTCTTGGACTATTTTAGCAGTTGTAATTTTCATAACTTTTTATGTATATTATCTTCATTTTGTTTGTTTTTGGTGAAAATATTCATCATTTAAGTTTTAGTTTCATAGCTTTTCTATTTCTTTTTTAACTTCAAACAAATAATCAATTCTTCTTTGAACATATCCATCTGTCCTATCATATAAATCATTTTCTTCAATCAGTTCATTTACTGCAATTATTGCACATTGTTTAGCGGTATAAATATAAAGTCCGAGTTCTGTAAATTGATCTACCAACTCCTTCGCTTTGTCTTTAGCTGTTAAGTCTTTCATTTCTTTTAATCCCATAATTGATATAAAGTTTCTTCAATTGCCTTTTTTAACTCATCTAACTCTCCTGTGTTCTTTTCTAATATCCGAAATGTATTTTTAGATGCACCTCGCAATTTCATCAGCTTATCATTAAACTGCCCGTATTGAGGTTTTCCCTTAACCTCCAGGATTACGATCTCTAAGTTCTCTATTAATAATTGACTGAGTACGTAACTCATTGCCATACTTTTTTCTGCTACTGTCATTAAAATTTATATTTTTTTTAAAACCATTCCATAATCGTTTATTTTATCTTCAATTACTAAACCTGCTTTTTTTATTAATTTATTTTTTTCAAAAGGTTTATAATTTACTTCATGATGCCATCTTTCATATCTCCATACTTTTTTTACAACATCTGGATGTTGATTAATTAATGAATCAACAAAATCGCTTCTTAAATCTCCTGTTGTGTAAATAGGAGTATTGCCTCCCTTAGTTACCATAGTAGCATCTTTGTCTCCAGAAAAGGCATTAAAATTAATAGTACAAAAACCATCTTTTAACATTCTAAGACAAATATCAGTATCATCATTAAAAACACCTCTCCATTGATAAGGCAATTCATTATTTACTAAACTCATAGAATAAACCCTACTATTTAAAAAATATGGCGGTCTGCCATCTGGTATAGCATAATTCATATAGTTCATTCCTGCCATAGCTACATTTGTATATCTATCAACAAAATCCTCAACACATCTAAATATTACAGGAGATAATACTTTGTTACGTTTATTATTATTCATTCTGTAAAACGCTTTTATATTATCATCTAATTGCCAATGTCTTTTATGACCTTCTAAAATTGAATACTCTTTTATCCAATTTCTAACAGTAACTAACATTGAATGATCTGTTGGTTTTGAAAAAGGTAATACTAAAATATATGATTTAGGAAGTATTGTTAAATACAATTCTTCTTCTTGTGGCTCAATAACAACTTGAAATTTAGCACCCATATCTAATAATGCTTTTACAGTTTTTCTACTTTCAAACCTTCCTTTTGTCGGAATATAAATCGGATATTTATTCTTCATTTTCTACATTATAAATATTTTCTGATGGTCTTGAATCTAAAGGGAACCAGGCAGTATATTCATTTTTTTTCTGTTTCCCATCAAACACTCTTTTGTCATTAAATAATTTTAACTTAACTGTTTCCATAAATAAATCAAAATCCTCTTTATTCCGGAATTTAAAAGTTGCCGTTATTTCAGGCGGAACAGGTTTGCTATTATTATATTCAGGCATACCAATCCATTCTTTTTTCCATTCAGGTATTTTTTCATCGAAGTCAAATAAATTATTTTGCATTATTCCCATGATTTATAATTCGTTAATAATTTAGTTAATTTTTCATTCTCCTGGTCCATCGCTAACATCCTTGCATTGTTTTTCCGAACTATCATTTTCATCTGCTCAACTTCCTCAGATAATCTAAAAAAATGGTCATAAATCTCTTTTAATTTTTCATTCCTATCAATAACCTCATTAATCTTGTCATTTAAGCCATGTTTAATGCGATATGAGAACACTTCACCATCTAAGTGGCAGATTATACCTGCAAAAGATAATAATGCCTCAGAACTCTTTATTTTATCTTGAAAGTATAAAGCAAATGCCTCAGCCTCTAATTCTAATTGTAAATTACTTTTCATGTTCAAATGCGTAAAGTTTAGGAAATTCATAATACCGGTTTCTCTTCCAATCAAAGTATAGTTTAATTTCACCTTTCATAGCTACTCCTTTAGGCTTTGCCTTTTCAATTTTTATCAGCACAATGTTATCCTCATAAGGCACTCCATTTTGGTCATTCATGCCATGAGGCGGTCTCCACATATTAATCCACGTCATTGCTTTCCTGAGTAATGCTTGACCTCCTGCTGCCTCCCTTGCCATAGGCATCCCATAATATGAATTTCCTTTATCATCCTTTTGAATTTGTTGAGCAGCCGGATGCAGAGATATTATCCAATGTTTCTGAAATTTCTTACAATACCTGCGGACCTCGCCAATAATATCTTCAATATATAAATCCTGTCTGCCATTATATCCACCCATCTCATGCCTCAACTCATTGTAAGGATCAGTAAATATTAATTTCTCATCTGTTACCAACTTCATAATTTCAGGTATTGAATAACTTTTATCATCCGAATCAACTACATTAAACATTTCATCTATGTAATTAATTGCCTGGTAATACTCTCTGTCATCTACACTACCGGGTATTGACTTGTAAAATGGTCTGCCTGTATATTTGTGAATAAACTCAGCATAAATATCTTCTACGGATCCTGTCTCCGGTGAATAGATTAAAGATTTTTTATTATACTTTGATGCCTGATTAAAAGCCAATTCAAATGCAAACTCAGACTTACCATGATGAGGAGCAGCTAAAATAAATGTAAATGATCCCTGCTTAATTGTGTAAAGCTTATCTAAATCTGAAAACCCGGTTAATTCTCCTTTAGGATTTCCTGTATTGCGCATAAGTTCTAAACTCTGCTCAATATCTTTGAATTTGCGTATCAATTTAATAACCTGGTTAAGTGAGCAGGTAATTGC